CTTTTTATTTATTCCTAACACGGTAAAACCATGAAAAAACACAGGATTGACACTGTTTACGCTGCTGGTGAAATGTTTCGGGCTGATAAACCGATGCCACCAGCACACATCAGCTTGCCTGATTACGCAGTCCCAGCTTGGGATGCAATAGTACGCGCGCGCGATTATACATCATGGACTGCGGTAGACCTCGAACACTGTGCAAACCTTGCCTGCTGCCTGGCTGATCTGGAAAAACTGCGCCATGAGGTTAGACGAGAAGGTGACATAATTGAAAACGCGCGTGGCACTCCGATCATGAACCCGAAGCACACGTTGATTGAAACCTTGTCGCGCAGGTCGGTGGCGCTATCGCGTATGCTGCATGTACATGCAGAGGCAACGGTTGGGGAAAGTCGCGAACACAAAAAACGCAACGAGGCACAAGCTGATGTTAATGGCGCGAATCGTGATGATGAATTGCTGGCAAGGGCGCATTGATGACCACAGCCGATAAGGTAATTGCCTTTATCGAACGGTTCTGCATTGTGCCGGAGGGCAACCTTGTCGGCAAACCGATGACCCTTGCACCATTTCAAAAAGAGTTTATTCGGGCAATTTATGAGCCTGGCGTAAGGCGTGGCTACCTGTCTATTGGGCGCAAGAATGGCAAGACTGGTCTTATTGCTGCTTTGCTGCTGGCGCACATTGATGGACCAGTTGCAGTTCAGAACAGCCAGATCATTTCCGGCGCACGCTCGCGCGATCAAGCGTCACTGGTGTTTAGCCTAGCAGCCAAAATGGTTCAGTTATCACCTGTACTGCGTGACCGGATACGTATAGTGCCATCGAGCAAACGGCTGATCGGTCTGGCAATGAACGTGGAGTATCGCGCGCTGGCCGCTGACGGCACAACGGCTCACGGGCTGTCACCTGTTCTTGCGATACTGGATGAAGTGGGACAGGTCAAAGGTCCACAAGATGATTTTGTGGATGCCATCACTACCAGCCAAGGCGCACATGATAATCCGCTACTGCTTGCGATTAGTACACAAGCGCCGACTGATGGGGATCTGTTTAGTTTGTGGATTGACGATGCAAAGCGGTCAAAGGATAAGCGCATTGTTTGTCATCTTTATGAGGCGGAAAAAGACTGTGACGTTACCGATCCCAAGCAATGGGACAAGGCCAATCCAGCATTGGGCGTGTTTAGGTCGTTAGCTGATGTGCAAGAACAAGCGGAGCAGGCTGCAAGAATGCCAAGCGCGGAGGCTACGTTTCGCAACCTAGTGCTAAACCAGCGAGTGCAGATTGTTAACCCGTTTATTAGCCGGACCGTCTGGGAAGAAAACGGCGGGCAACCGCTGCCGCTGGATGGAAGAATGGTCTACGTTGGTCTGGACCTTTCGGCAAAAACCGACCTAACCAGTGCGGTGATTGTGTTTGATGCAGGCGGCTTAACCCATGTTTACCCGCTTTTTTGGATGCCAGAGGACGGTATAAGAGAGAAAGCCAAGCGCGACAGAGTGCCTTATGATGTGTGGGCGGATCAGGGTTATATCCACTTAATACCAGGCGCGACAGTTGATTATGAATGGGTTATAACAAAACTTTCTGAAATTCTAGAACAATCGGTTATAATGGGTGTAATGTTTGACAGATGGCGCATTGATGTGTTTACCCGCGATCTGGAAAGACTGGGCATTGAGCTGCCAATGGTGGCGCACGGACAAGGGTTTAAAGACATGTCTCCGGCGCTAGATCAGGTCGAAGAGGCATTGCTTAATAAGCGAGTCCGGCATGGTATGCACCCAGTATTGACGATGTGCGCTGCAAATGCGGTGGTTACAAAAGACCCGGCTGGTAACAGAAAGCTGGACAAGCACAAAGCAAACGGACGAATTGACGGAATGGTGGCGCTCTGTATGGCAATGTCGAAGATGGGCATGATTGAGCATGACGACCTGACCGACTTTTTGTCTGACCCAGTGAGGGTTTATTAAATGGCAGGCTGGAATTGGATACCGCGATTCATGGGCGGCGGCATTACCCGAAAGCCTGGCATTCAAACCGGCTCGCCGTTAATTACATTTGGTGGCAAAAAAGCCAGCGTTACCGAAGAAACCGCCATGCAGATCAGTGCGGTCTGGGCATCGGTAAGCCTAAAAGCGTCTGTGTTGTCGAGTTTGGCGCTGCACTTTTACGAAATGAACGGGGACGGGCGGGTTGAATTAACCGACTATCCTTTAGCCAGATTGTTTTCTGGCAAGGTTAATCAGTACCAGACAAGGGTCGAGTTTTTTGAAACGCTTGGGCTAAACTTGTATTTGTCAGGCAACTTTTACGGAAGAATTACCCGCAGCGGCAGTGATATTGTATCAATACTGCCGCTTATGTCGTCACAGATGGAAGTGGAGCTGCTACCAGATGGCTCAGTGGTCTACACCTACACAAACGGCATTGATGTAAACGCATACGCGGCTGAAAGCATTTGGCATGTTAAGTTAATGGGTAACGGAATTAAAGGCATGTCACCCATGCTGTACGCTAGAAACGCCATTAGCACGGCAATTCTGGCTGAAGAGTGGGCTGGAAATACGGTCGGTAATGCCGGCAAGCCGTCTGGTGTGTTGTCATACGACAAGTTATTAACCAAAGAACAGCGCCAGCAACTCAAAGAAAAGTTTAAAGATCTGCAAGAAGGCAGCAATGAAACGCTGATGGTTCTTGAGGCTGGCATGAAATACGACAAGGTCAGCATGTCGCCGCAAGAGGTTCAGCTTTTAGACAGTCGCAGATTCCAAATTGAGGACATTGCCCGATTTTTTAATGTGCCATCGGTGCTGATTAACGACACTAGCACATCGACAGTGTGGGGCAGCGGCATCGAGCAGATCATTACTGGCTGGTATAAGCTGGGCTTTAGGCCCGAACTGGAAAGGCTTGAAACAAGCATAATTAGCCATCTAGTACCAGGCGCACAGCGATCAACCATATCGGTAGAATTTGATTTTGAAGAGTTGCTGCGCACAGACTTTAAAACGCGGGTTGAAACAGGATCAAAAGCCGTTGGCGCTGGACTAATGACACGCAACGAATGGCGGAAAAAAGAATGGTTGCCGATAGTTGCTGGCGGTGATGATTTAACAGTACAGGTTAATTTAACGCCGATTGATGAATTACCTAAAATTGCGGAGGCTCAAAATGCCAATGTTGCATAAACTGCTGGATGTTAAGAGCGCACAATTTAAATTTGACGGCGATTCAGGCGAGTTTGAAGGCTACGCCAGTGTGTTTGGCGGCATTGATTCATACGGTGACACAATGCACAAAGGCGCATTTAAGATGACGCTGGAAGGCCGTGAGCGCCCTGTGCGTATGCGCTGGAATCACTTTGGCCCAGTAATTGGCCGTTATCTTGAAATCACAGAAGATGAGAACGGTTTATATGTGCGTGGTCAGCTCACGCCAGGCCACTCAACGGCTGAAGATGTAAAAGCCAGTTTAAAGCATGGCGCAATTGACGGGCTTTCGATTGGATTTATGCTTGATGATTACGAGGACAAGGCAGGCGGTGGCCGAGACATTAAATCAGTTAAGCTGATTGAAATTTCAGTTGTTGAAGAGCCTGCTGATCTTGGCGCAAAAATTACAAGTATCAAATCTGCTATTGCTGACGCAACGCGACTAGCAGATATCGAATTAATCCTGCGCGATGCTGGATTGTCACGGTCTGAATCGACTGCCCTAGTTAGTCGCATCAAGACCATTGCTCACGGTGATGTTGAGCAAAAAAACAACGCCGATAAGATGGCGGCTGTGTTTGGGCAATTTAAGCTGTAGCAGTGCTTTTTTAACTTATTTTGCAATATTTATTTCACAAGGAAATTATTATGTCAGAAGAAATCAAAGCAATCCAGGCCGGTTTGGACGGTATCAAGTCACAGCTTGATGCAAAACTTGCCGACCACACAAACCAGATTGAAAGATTTGGCAAGGCATCAACTGAAACCACAGGTCAAGTTGACAAGCTGGCGCAGCGTTTTGCTGAAGCAGAAGCCAAACTGCAAGACTTGGCACAGAAATCAGCAGAAGGCTGGCAGCAGCCGCGTCACAGCGTTGACACGCTTGGCAGTCTGGTTCTGAAGTCTGAACAGGTTAAAAACTTTATGCAAATGCGCTCTGGCTCTGTCCAGATCGAAGTTAAGAACACAATTATCGGTGAAGGTGGCTCGCCACAGAATCCGGTTGACACCATTGTGGCTCCTGATCGGCGTGATGGAATTGTGCCTGGTGCGTTTCGTGCTTTGTCTGTTTTGGACGTTGTGCCAATGGGTTCAACTTCAAGCAACCAAGTTCACTACACGCAGGAACTGGCGTTTACTAACAACGCAGCCGAGCGCGCGGAAGGCGTTGCCAAGCCTGAATCCAGCCTGACATTCCAACTGATTGAAGAGCCTGTGCGAACGATTGCACATTTCATCAAAATGTCAAAGCAGGTTCTTGACGATGCACCGGCTCTGGAAGGCTACGTTAATCGCAGACTGTCACACGGTGTTCGCAACCGTCTTGAATTCCAGATTCTGCGCGGCAACGGCACTAGCCCTAACCTTGCTGGCCTGTCTGCTTCAGGCAACCACACTGCGTATACACCAGCAACTGGTGACACCGCACTGGACAGCTTGAACAAGGCTAAATATGCGGCAATCGGCGCAGACTTTATGGCTGACACAATTTTTATGAACCCTGCATCATGGGGTGCAATTGAACGCGCCAAAGTGACCGGCGGTGCATATGTGCTTGGTGACGGCGCGGCAATTACCTATGTTGCCAGCGGCATGATCCCGCGCGTTTGGGGCATGAATGTTGTGCTGTCTAACAACGTGGAATCTGGCAAGTTTTACGTGCTGGATGTTAACGCTATCGAGATGATGTTGCGCCAGGCTGTAACAGTTGAAATGGGTTTTGTGAACGATGACTTCACCAAAAACCTGTTTACTCTGCGAGCTGAAATGCGCGGCGCACTGGCTGTTTACCAGCCGACTGCGGTTCGTTACGGTAGTTTGACACTGTAATTAAAGAAGGGGCTGCTGTAATGGCAGTCCCCTTTTTACCATTAGGGGTGCAACATGAAAATCAAAGTGATTGGGCAATGGTCATCTGAAGATTTCGGAAATGTTACTGACGGTGACGTCTTAGAAATTGATCCGTTTTTAGCTGAACAGTTTATTCAAAGAGGGTATGCCTATGCGGTAAATACCTATGAAACGAAAGTTGTAAGGCAGACTCCCACTGTTGGTGATGTCCCTTTGGCATCTGGACCGGACAGCGATGTTTCGTTGTCGCCAGCGGTCCCAGCCTCACGCAAGAAGACTGCGACAAGCTCAAAGGCGAAAAAGTAATTGTCATAAACACCACAGCAAAGCGTATGCCGTGGGCTGATGTTCTTTATGCTTGTGATGAATCGTGGTGGGATCGAAACCCTGATGTATGGAAGCCATTCAAGGGAATGAAATTTACTTGGTCAAAGGAAGCAGCGAGTAATTATTTTCTGCTTTACGCTCCGGGGGAA